AAGGTGTTGCCTGGAGCGGACTTACAGCAGTAAATGAGGCTCCGGAAGGTGCTGAGGCAAACCCTATGTATGCTGACAACATTAAGTATCTCAATATTCTGTCCGCAGAAGAGTTTAAAGCCACTATCGAAGCGTATACATATCCCGATGAATTTAAACCGTGCATTGGCGCAGAGGAGCTTATCGAAGGAGTATCTCTTGGTCAGCAGGATCATGCTCCGTTTGGTTTCTCTTATCAGACAATCATCGGCAATGATACTGAAAACAATTCTCATGGTTATAAGATTCATGTTGTATACGGTTGCTTAGCTGCGCCATCTGCAGCTGACTATCAGTCGGTTAACGACAGTCCGGAAGCAGCGACTATGTCTTGGGAAATTTCCACAACACCTGTATCAGTAGCTGGATTTAAGCCTACAGCAACTCTGGTGTTCGATTCCACCAAACTTAGCGAAAAGAAGATGGCTGCCATTGAGAAAGTTCTGTATGGTGACGCAGACACTGAAGCACGTCTTCCGTTACCGGATGAAGTAAAAACTATCATTACTGCAGTAACAGAGTAAAATGAAATCGTTTTAGAGGCCCAACATACAGGGCCTCTTTTTTTAATGTGAAAGGAGAAAGAATATGTTTAAGAAAACCATTACATATGAAGACTACAACGGAGTAAAGAGGACCGAAGACTTTCATTTCCACTTCAGCAAAGCCGAGATCATCGAAATGCAGCTGAGTACAGCCGGTGGTCTGGATGCTACCATCAAAAGAATTGTAGCAGCAAATAATGAGCCTGAGATCATCAGGTATTTCAAAGATCTGGTTCTCAAAGCATACGGCGAAAAGAGCGCAGACG